AAATACCTTTTAAGTAAAGTTTATCATATTTAATCATATAACTATTCTCCTATTAAAAGTTTATATCTAACGTATAACCTTGCTCTAAAAGATCCCTAAATACGTTATTTAAGTTATAATAAAATACTTCCTTTCCGTCAATATATAACCTTATATAAGCATTATGCCTACTTATTAAGGCAGTTTTTTGTAACTCGTAGTTATGCGCTGCTATTATTCGCATTTTAGTTTTATCACTATCATAGTATTTAGTATCCTGATACTTCATAACTAACCTCTATTTGTTTATGTTATCCCAAAACTTGTTTAATGCACTCAAAAAGTAACTATCATTTAATTTCCCATCTTGCCATTTTTGCAACTTATCCTTTATTTCTAGAATCTCATGCGCCATGATTCCATTTCCTAGCTTTTCCTCAATTCTGTCTAGTCTATTAAAAATCATGTTTTTTACTATTTGTTTTGTTTCCATGTATTCATTCTATATTAAATAACTCACCAAGTCAACAATTATTTTACATTATTTTTACATTCCTAACATATTAAAATCATGGGATAATTCAATTATTATTTTCCCACTATCCTAAAAACATTCATTATGACCTCTATGAATTAACAACTATTAGTAACAATAGTAATTTACAAACTACTTAAACTACTTAGTAACACTAGTAAACTTAAACCCTAGTAACTACTAAGGGTCTTGACAAAATCAATTTTTCGTGTATAATACTAAAGTAACGTGAGTAACTGCTTTACATATTCAGTGCAGACTAACAACCTAAACAGTGCCACTAACATAACTCAATATTCTCTTTACATAACTTTTCCACTATGCTACAATCCTTTCAATGTAACAATTGAGTTACATAATAACAAAGGATATAAACTAGCTTTATTGACTTACAATTATGCCTCTACAATCAAAGCTAGGTAACTCAAGATGAATTATCTAGCTTTTTCCAATTAGCTTAATGTAAATTGATTGTTTAATGAGATAAGTTAAGTAGTATTATGAATAATTCTCAATACTTACATTGACTTTCTAGTTTCCTGCTTTCATTTACTCTGCTTACTAACAAGGCTTTTCAAGCACTTACATCATCCCCTCTTTGCATTCTCCATTGCTCTATCAATGTCAATTGAAGCTCTGCGTTATCCAAGTTCTGCTTATTAGTGCTAGCTCTAGTCTCATTCATTGGTATACTCTGCAATGCGTAGTAACCACAATGGAAACATATACCATTGCTATCAACTATGGTTAACCTTGGTTGAGCTTTAACCATTGTGTCCATATATTTGCCTTTACATATAGCTCGGCAATGACAATAGTAATTCATATAAATATCCTTTGTTTAGTGTTATTTTAAAGTTATAATATAATCATTTGAATAGTCTACTCTTCTGATGTCCATTGGTATAGCTTTGCCTCTCAAGCCTACTGCTCTACCTTCATTCAAGCAATAAGCTGCTTCAATATCTCTAGAATACTTTGTTTGAATTCTGCCATTGTTCTCATGTAAGGCAATCAAAAATTGTTTGTGAGACTTAAGTTTTACTTTCTCCGATATCTCTAATAAGTTCATGTTACACTCTCCTAGTAGTTAATAGCTCAGTATATCCCTTGATATCCCCTTTAAGTCCACTATAAGTCAATGCCTTGAACCAAGCATCTCCCTCATTCAATGCTGTAACCATATAGCTATTAGGATATCCTATAAATGTTACATAGTATTTATTTAGTTTCATTTTTCACCTCTATTCTGTCATATAGAAACTTACCGTTAAAATCGACGTATAAGATCGTTGTAATCTTTTGAATAGGCATATTAACCCAATGCCCGAAGTCGACCGCTAATAGGTTATTAGATGCCTTATACAATGTTTTTTTACTGCTCACTGGTTTACGCTTTAAGTTATTCATAATTTAATCTCCTATATTATTTGTTTAAAGTAACCTTAATAAATTTTACAACCTTCCACATAGCAAAGACATCTACGTCAAACTGCCTTTGCCCTCCATCTAAACATAATCCATTGACTACTTTGTCTTCTAGCAATGTATCAGCATAATATTGACTTATAAAATAACTATTATGGTAAAATGATACTAAAGCCTTACTCCCCTCATAAGTTATTTTTACGCTTATGTCTTTGTTTTTATCTGTTTTAATTTGTAGCATTGCTATCATGTTATACCCCCTCTGTTATGCTGCTTTATAATATTTATTCCCAATTAGACTCCACGCTTCTGAATTGAATGCCTCAGCTTCTGAGATCTCCTGAAGTCTACCTAGATCCATTGTTTCACCGTTTTGGAATAGTAGACTTACTCTATTTTCAGCATCAACCAGTAAGATTGACTCTTGATTGTACTTACCAGCGATTGCCTTAATAACTCCCAATGCTGCCATTGGAACTCTTAAGCTCTGCTCTGTACTGCCTTTATAGCATCCCAAGACTTCGGTGTAGTCTATATTATAGTAGTCTAATAGACGTTTAGTCTTATGTAGGTTGACCTCATTTTGCATGTTACTGTTCTCTGTTCTGAATACGCTGAATATAATAAACATATGTTTCTCCTAGTTATTAAAAACTTAGTTTACTTAGTGACTTGTAGGATTCTTTTCTACAAGCTAAAATTAATCTTTCTACTTGACTATCAGTTAACTCAATTCCGTACATATCGTTCATATATTCCTGAAATAAAAAACCTTCAGTTACATCGTCTTTAATTAGTTCAAAGTGTGAAATAAGTCCTTGTCTACTAGCATTATCTGGAAATAACTTCCATAGTTGCATCATGACCATCATGTTTCACCTCGCTGTTTTTCTGTTAAATCATGTTACCATTTTTTGATGCAAAGCACCAATTTCCTTGTAACTCATTGCAATCGTTGATGAATCGACCAACTGCCACGAATTGTTGGCAATGTAACCCTGCGTTATAATTGAGTTCTGTTTGCTGATGCGTCAAAATCACGAAAAAAACTAAATCGCTTGACACAATTGTAGGATTTCTGTCAACAAAAAACATGGCATAGGATTTGATATGCAAGCCTTGAGCCAACAGTTTGGCATGAATCTTGCAAAGAGAAGAAGGTTAGTTAAACTATTGATATAATGTAACATGCTGCTAGGATAACGGAAATAGGCTTTAAAGCGTTAGTTGATTCAGGCAAGGTAAGTGCTAGGGTAAAATGATAGGAGGGCTATAGCAAGGGTGGCAAGGGCTGTGCTATTGCAAGGATGGTGCCATGGCTGTGGCATGAGAGTTGCTAGTGCAAAGGTGTTGCCAGTTGAGTTGGCATGGGAGTTGCAGGGGGGTAGGCAAGGATAGGTGTATATAAAAGTTTTTTAATAGCTAAGAGAACATATACACTCATTTTTGAACTAATGAACGTTCCCTCACCCTGTACGTCACAATTCCGTCTTCCGTAAACATTCGTATTTCCAAAGGCATCTTAGGATTAAAATGTTCATGCATAATTCTTTCGTATTCATTTTTAAACTTTGTCCCTTTCCCACTAAGACCTTTCACTGTAACATTCTTCAGGGAAGGATGTATTTCTGGACAGTTAAACCTCATCCTCTCCTTCATCTCGTTCCACATAGTGGCAAATTCTTCATAGGGTATGTATATTATACTATCCATTTCATCTCCTTAAAAAAATTTCTGGGCTAATTTTCAAACTAATAAAGGTTCCATCGGGATAAACTACTAATATCACAATAATGCCCTATTTTCAGATGCTTATCATACCTATGTCTTTTTCTAAGAAATCTCCCACTATATAGCCAGAAACATGGTTTCTTCATGGTATACTCCATCTCTGTAACCCTCTAATGTTACAGACACTACCTAGTTTTATAGACATCCACCCGACTTCAGTTCTCTCATAAAAACAACCACTAAAGCTATATCTTACAAGAGTAGCTAGGTAATCTCTCATGGTAACCTCCATCTCTGTAGCAAGGTTGGAACAAGCTCACTGCCATCATTGTCTAAGTTAGCAATATCACGTATAGTAAGAATCTGACCTGAGATGTCCGCAAAGACATAAGGAACTTTGTCAAACACTGTTACATATCTTATCATGGGAGACTCCATCTCTGCAATTCCTTGAATAAACAAGCAGTACCTCTCACAATAGGTTCAGAATGATAAACATAGAAGCCGGGTAAAGCTGTCACTGTTATCCTAGATGAGTTATTAGCCCCTACTACAAAAAAGTAATATCTCACGGCATCCTCCATCTCTGCAATTCTCCCACCCTCACTCTACTACCATTATCACTAGGCACTCTAGCAGACAATATTGTTATACGTATCAACATATTTTCCACAACTTGGGGATGAAATTGTCCTGAGTAAATACTAAGAATCATGGAATTACCCATCGTTGTAATTCTCGTATATGAATATCGTATCCTAATCTAGATAACGTATCTATCATATCTGACATAATAAAGAAGTTTCCTCCTCGTGTTGTTAGAATCATTACCTCTTCTCCTCTCGCTCTAATAGAGCCATTTCTGTGTGTCTGGTGGGCAATTCTGAGTCAGGGAGAGTCCATCTGGTTAGTCCTACAATGTCTAGGTCATCTCCCTCTCTTAGTCTCATCCAAAAATGTGAAATAAGACCTAATAAAGAGGTTCGACTACTTGAAACTGTTACATATCGTCTCATGACATTCTCCACCTTTGTAACGTCTCTAAATCACAGTCAACACCTCGTGTAATATGTCTTGACCTAGGATCACCTTTTATTATCTGTCCTACAATACCTGTAGTAATCTTAACTTCAATATGATTATGAAATATTATCAATAGTCTAGTACTACGTATCATGGTAGTGTCCAACGTTCTAACACATTAAAAATACAGACACTTCCGTCAATAACAAGAGGGTCTTTCATACAAGTGAGTAGGGGGAGACGACTTCTAAATACTGTGGTATAATACGTTCCATCTATAAAAAAATATTCAGAATACACTTTGTTTATCATGGTAGCTTCCATCGTTGTAACATATCAACATAAAACTGTCTTCCTGAAGGAAGTGATGTGTAATGATAGTACCCCATATCTCCTCCCATGTCTCTTCCTGTAAACCAACATATTGAAAATACTGTGATATATTTATGTTCCCATATTACCATGGTATTCTCCATCGTGGCAAGTTATCAGGTATAGCCATTCCTTTAAGTATGTAGTATTCCTTGTCAAAATAAAACATTGCTGCATCTAGGTGATTCTGGGTTAGTACAGCAAATTTTGGCTTGCTGGATTCAAAAGCTGTGAGGTTAAGTCCTCTTATGAGAATCATGGAAGTCTCCATCGCGATAAGTGTTCAAAAAGACAGGCAATCCCGGTACGTATAGTTTCGTGAGTCTGCATCTCATAGGTAGTGAGGTAAGCCTTTCCTATAGGAGTGGTGATTTTTAAATGTACATAAAAATACTTATAAAATGTAGTGTTCATGGCAATTTCCATCGTTGTAACATATTAAAAACACAAAGTTCTCCATCGAAAATACTTCGACTTGTTTTGTATTCACGGACTAGATAACTTCTTCGTACTACATAAGGATTCCCCGTATTTGACGAAGTATCAATATATTCAAGATAAATCCTAGACATCTTCCACCTCTGTTAAAGCTTTATATATCTCTAAATTCATATACTCAGGTACTGGAATACAATCAGTTATGCTGAACCATTCGTTCTGATTACCACCCCTATCAACAAGGAGTCTCTTGTGATATTGATCCTTTAAGACGACTTGTACTCTATGGTTACCTGTCCTAGTTTTAATTAGGACATCTGTACCGGTACGTATGGAATCAAACCAAAGGTTGCGAAGTTTACTCAAGTAAGTGTTTTTATTCATGGGAGACTCCATCTTGACAACAGTTTATAAGGAAAACAGTGTCCAAATCTAATGTTTTTAGTTCCTTGCCACCCCGGAAAAATTCGTCCATCAATAAAAATCACAGAATTCATGGCAATACCCACCTAGGTAAGCTATGTATAGAACAATCATATCCAGAGACCAGCAATGATTTAAACATACAGTTAGTAATAATTCCTGAGATGTCTGGGTCAAATTTTACTTCTTGAAATACTGTTAAATAGAGAATCATGGTAGCTTCCATCTACTTAAAATTTTAGAGCTTATGAAACATCCTAAATATATATACACATCAGAATACGGACCCGGACGGGTGTATTTTGGAAGAAATCTCCCATCGTCTATATCTAAGGTAAATCCGTTAAAGCTTGCCATATGTCTAATTTCCTGATTCTCTTTAATCTTTCTACCTCTTCAATAAGAGGAGCAGTATGTTCTCCGCTATATAAAACATTATATATTTTTATGTCCAAAAGAAGACTTGCTATCCTCTTATTTATATCAAAACTCGCCAGAGACATCTGTCAACGCCTTATAAATATCCAAAGGTTCCAAGTTTAACTGTAAGTTTCTGTCTTCTGGAGTAATAACTTTTAGTCTTTCGTCAGTTAATTTACCATGTAAGTAACGTAACTCATCGTTAGAACATGAACCAATGATAACAAACTTACTATCATCCGTCTTATCATATCCTAATTCAAAGTAATTCTGGTTATATACATGCGGAGTTCCTGTAGCTTCTGTAAGCTGGTTGGCAAGTTTCAACATGTAAGGTGTTGGATATACTCTAACTAGGAGAGGTTCTCCAAAAACTTCTGTTTCTTTAGCCATTTCTTTCTTAATAAGAGATAATACATCAATTTCCGCAGGTTTATATGCGGATAAATCTCTCATTTCTACTTGTTGCTTCTCTTCTTTCTTGCTCATTTGCTCTCTCCTTTTATTTTATCTGGTGTTATCCAGAAAAGTTTACCATTATTTGTTGCAATGAAGTAATTTCCACTGCTTATTTTGAGTATAACAGCCTGTTCTCCGCTTGTCAACAAGATTTTATCATTTATTTTCACGTAAAACCTTCACCTTACCACAGTCTTCGCACTTAAAAATGACATTTCTAAAGAAATTTCTGTATCTATGTATCCCAAAGAAGCATAAAGTCCTACAAAACAGCTTATCTATGTTGTTTTTCATGCTTTTCCTTCCATTTTTGGATTAATCTTATGTTATGCTCCTTCTCGTCCTGACCAAACTCATGGACTAGAGCCTTTAACTCACCAATTACCTGAAATTTGCCACCTTTGCCATTGGAATAATAATCCAAAAGCTCAGTAAGCTCGTCCAAGTGCTTAATAATCCTACTTATTCGCTTTGAATTTTTCATTTCGTAACACCATCATGCTAGAAGCATAGTAATTATCAGTAATGTCGAAGTTTACAAGCTTTTCCTCAATAATCCTATCAATACTTTGTTTTACGACATGTTCACAGAGCATATCATGGTCCTCACTGCTCAGTTTTTTCTTATTGAGGACCAACTGTCTAGACTCGATTGGCTCGATCCAACGATTCTTCCATTGGATCAGTTGGGCATGACGTTCCAACTCGGAACGTAGCCTAACGATCGAAAACAATTCTCTAATTGCCGGATGTTTATCTATTTCTCTCATACCCCTCCCGAGGATCTGTCACTTTACTTCAAGTTAACCGTATCTGTCACCACTTTCCAGATACGCAGTATTTTAGGCACACCTCCGACCATCTTTTAGGGGACATATATGCAACACATGTGCCCATGAAGCGTAACTAGGTCTGCGTAGGATTCACTTGGTAGAGTCTCTTGGTAAGATTTATTTCTAGTATGTCCCACTTACCTCAGAGAAAGCAACAAAGAACTGATGGACTCTCTTCGTTTGTTTCCTACTATATAACAATCCTTTTGACTTCTCCAACTGGTCGGTACGTTGCTTGCTGGCTTTTCGTATCGTCATTAGGTGTACCCTCAAGACAGTGTTGTTTTATGTGGACCTTGGGCTTGACTGTCAGAACCACTCGCTTAATCATTTTACCCTAATTACGCTAGGATGTCAACAGTTTTTATTCTTTAACAACTATATGTGAGGGTTTATGAACGATTTTGAGAACTTAAAGCCAATTTACAAAGAATCTTATCCTGAAACAATTAAGAGAAAGAAGAGAGATAATCTTAAGAAGAAACGGGATGAGATTATAGATCCTTTTGAAAGTTTAAAGAAAAGGTTTAGAAAACCTAAGAAATAACATGATGGCTGGTTTATAGTATACTTGAGATACAGATAAGCTATCCTACCAAGGAGTTATATGAAAGTGTCATTCAACAAGGGACTTATAGTCCTGTCTGTCTTTGTCTCATTAGTATCAATCTTTTACAATTCAGTTCCAACATTATTTGCGTCTTTAATTATAGGTGCATTAGGAATAGGATTATCAATCCTCGATAATATCTTTGCTCCTAAGAAAGTAACTAAGACCGAATTAGATCTTGTTCATGAAGAGATGGAACTTGAAAGAGCTAGAAGTCTCCTAATCGAAATGAAATACCAGATCGCCCAAGGTCAGGCTAAGAGAGACGCTGCTTCCATGCGAACACCAAACGAATCTAAATTCATTTTCTAGGAGATACTATGAGTATACGTATCGCTTACAGAAAAACTAAAAATCCAGACATCCTTGTATCAAGTAAGTTTGTAGGTAACCAAGGTGCTATTTACGAAGTTGAGCTTAATACAAAAGAAATGACATATAGAGTTAAAAATGTTAACCAGCGTAAGATTGTAAGATCTAACGAGATAGATGGAGTAAAACCTCCAACACACGAATATACACTACGTGTTCAGGCTAAGAAAGCTTTGAAAAAAATGGGTGTAAAGTTTGAAGCAGAAATAAGAGGTTTAGATGTCTAAAAAAATAGATGACTTTGAAAAGAAGTTTGAGGACCAGTTGATCTTGGATGACTTGTCTAATCGTATAAAGGAACTAGAAAGAGAAAATCTTAGTTATCAAAAAACACTAGAAGAATATGGAATTACAGAGAAGTCTCCTATAAGTGACGTTGAATACATCTGCATCAAGGGGATAGAGAATCTCAAAGCGATAGCAGAAGCAAACATGCTCTCTAAAGACGATTCTATGGTCCTAGACACGTTACATAAGAACTTACGTATGGCAAGAGGGCAGATGGAAAAGAAAGAGCCTAAAGGCAAAGCAAAGAGCGTAGAAGAGCTTTTAAGGATAGTAGACGGTGGTAAAAACTAATCTCACTAAAGAGCAAGCAATTGATAAGCTCTGGAGAGCAGGAAACCTTGAGTGGAAACTAAAAGGTATCCAGAAAGAAATGCGAAAGTCTGTTTACGAATCTAAAGGTAAGAAGACTACGTTCTTGATTTCCCGTAGAAGTGGCAAAAGTTTTACGATGTGTATCCTTGCTGTAGAGCAATGTATACGTGTCCCAAACTCTGTAGTCAAAGTTTTATTTCCAAAAAAGAAAGACGCAAAGACTGTTGCTAGAGATCAGATGAAAACTATTCTAGATGACTGTCCTGCTGATATAAAACCAGAATGGATGGAAGCAGATAAGCTATTCGTATTTCCTAACGGTAGTGAAATACAGATGGCAGGAACAGATAGTGGTAGTGCTGAGTCTGTTCGAGGATCTAGATGTCACCTTGCTATATTAGATGAGGCAGGGTTTATGGACTACAATGAGTTTAGCTACATTGTTCAGTCTATTATTATGCCAACATTACTTACTACTAAGGGTAAGATGATTTTAGCTTCAACACCTTCCAAAGAACCAGACCACCCCTTTATGACAGACTATGTTCTCCCTGCGAGAAAAGAAGGAACGTTAATAGAGTACGACATCTATTCCAATCCTATGATTACTGAGAAAGACATAGAAGAAATTGCTTCTGAATATCCGGGAGGCAGAGATGACCCAGCTTTCCTACGTGAGTTCATGCTCCAGTGTGAAGTGGTGTCTGACGACTTTATTGTGCCCGAATTTAACGAGAGCATTAAAAAGGACATAGTGGGCGAGAGAAAAGCAAAACCTTCCTATTACGATTATTATGTCTCTGGCGACCCTGCTGCAACTGACTTAACGCACATCCTTTTTGGATATTACGATTACCTAGGTGCCAAGCTTGTTATAGCTGACGAGGTAGTTCTTGGTGGTCCCGGAGAAATGATTACTACTCAGGATATTGCTGATGGGATAAGACGCAAGGAAAAGATTAATTTCTCTAATCCTTTGACACATGAGACATATGAACCATACATGAGAGTGATGGACTATAACAATAAGATCCTTATGTTTGACTTAGACAAGGAACATGGACTTAAGTTTATTCCTACAGCCAAAGATAACAAAGATGCACAGATAAATAAGTTACGTTTAATGATTAGACAGGGTAAGATTGAGATATCCCCTAAATGTCAGAACCTTATATATCAATTACAAGCAGGACGTTGGAAGAAGACTAAAGAAGGTAAGGTAACAGGATTTGAGCGACTAAAAGGGATAAAAGACCAAGGATTAAGACCTAACCACTGTGACGGTGTGGATGCTCTTTTATACATGATTAGGAACGTAGATTTTAATAAAAACCCCTATCCTGCAGGGTATTTAGAGATGAGTGAGTTTAGTACCAGCGACACACTCTTTATGCCAGAAAGACTGATGAAGAACAGACATAATGAAATCGAAGAGTTAGTCAACTCCTTGATAAATCGTCGAAAGAAATAACAACTATATATGACCAATTTAAAAGGACACCTATGAAAGAAAAGTACCATGACAGCTCAGTGTATTTTGCCGCAGATGAAGCTGAGAAAGCCGTTTCTTATTTAGAACAGAAAGCTAAGTGGTGGTACGATACCCTTAATGCTAATCGCTACATTGACAAGCTTAGACGTAGCTGGCAAGCCTATCACGGTGCGTATTACGAAGATGGTCACGCAATAACTTTTGGTGGAGAAAGCGGAGAGCTTGCTAACCTTGCAGTAAACCATTATAGAAACATTGCAAGTCATATCCTTACCATGATTACCTCGTCTAGACCAGCGTTCCAATCTAGAGCTGTAAATACAGATTATAAGTCCCAAGTTCAGACTATCCTTGCTAACGGTCTATTAGACTATTACATGAGAGATAAGCGTCTTGAGAAATATCTTAAGACTGCTGCAGAATATTCTATTGTTATGGGTGCAGGATATGTCAAAATGGAATGGAACTCTACCTCAGGAGAGATCTATGACTATGTTGAACCAGATGAAGACGAAGTATCCAATGTTGACGAAGATGGTAGGATGTATGACGCTAATGGTAGAGAATTAAAGCCATTTCCTATTTACGAAGGTGATGTAGAGTTTAAAAACCTTTCACCATTTGATATAGTTTTTGACAGTACAAAAGAAAGTTTTAATGATAATGATTGGGTTGTTGTTCGCTCTTATAAGAACAAGTTTGATCTAGCTGAGAAATACGGAGAACTTAAAGATAAGATTCTTTCCGTACACAGTAAGACTCAGCAACAAAAATATCGCCTAAGCATCTCCCCTCTGGATGAGACTTCTGATATACCTGTATATGAGTTCTTTCATAGAAAAACCGAGTCAATGCCACATGGTCGATACATTCTGTATCTAAATCCTGAGACAGTGCTGATGGATACTGCTATGCCTTATAGACGTATCCCTGTCTATAGAATCTCACCGGGGGAGATCTTAGGTACACCTTACGGGTATACTCCAATGTTCGACTTATTGCCTATACAGGATGCTACTAACAGCTTGTATAGTACTGTTTTAACCAATCAGAACGCTTTTGGAGTGCAAAGCATACTCAACCCTAGGGGTAACGATGTACGCTCTACACAGCTCTCTGGAGGCTTAAATTTCATTGAATACAACCCTATGGTAGCTGGTGGAGCCAGTGGAAAGCCAGAACCGTTGAATCTTACACAAACACCTGCTGAAATATTCAATTTTATCCAAACATTAGAAAGACAAATGGAAACCATCTCTGGAGTTAACTCTGTTGCAAGAGGAAACCCTGAGAAGTCGCTTAACTCTGGTAATGCTCTTGCTCTAGTTCAGTCACAAGCGTTACAGTTTATCTCTGGGCTTCAACAATCTTACATTATGATGATTGAAGATGTTGGAACAGGATTACTACAGCTTCTTCAGGACTTTGCTAAAGTTCCTAGAGTTGCTGCTATTGCTGGTGTTACAAATAAAACAGAGATGAAAGAGTTCTCTAGCTCAAGCATAGATAAAGTTAACAGAGTTATCATTGATGTTGGTAATGCCCTTTCACAAACGACCGCAGGTAAAGTGCAGATGGCAGACAACCTGATTCAGATGGGTCTTGTTAAAACTGCTGACCAATACTTTAGTGTTATTAACACTGGTAAACTAGAGACAATGACTGAAGGTCAGAATAATGAGCTACTCTTAATTAGAGCTGAAAACGAGAAGCTTACTGATGGTACTGTAGTAGTTCAAGCGTTGGCTACTGACAGACATTCCTTACATATTAACGATCACTTAAACGTATTATCTGATCCAGAACTAAGACAGGATGCAGAACTTGTTGAAAGAGTTATGTTACACGTTATGGAGCATATTGAATTGCTTCAAACGACTGATCCTAATCTTCTTGCTCTACGTGGAGAACAACCTCTAGGTCCTCCAGCAGGAAGTCCTGTATCACCTGAGAACGTTCCTCAGATGCCAGCAGATCCTAATGCTCCGGGAGTGTCAGGACCTATGATGGCACCAGAAGCAGGTGGAACACCAGTGCAAAGTACTGAGCTACCTTCCCCAGCTCAAGTTCCGAATGATCCGGCAACTGGCAAACCATTTGGAGCACAATAATGGAAAAGAAACCTAAAGGCGTAATTTTAAGAAGACCTAAAGCTGGAGGAGGATATGAGTATCCAATTTCTGGTGATACGTCAACAAAAAACAGAGAATATTACGAAGAACAAATAGAAGATATGAAAGAGGAAGATGGGTATGGTGGAGAGCTTTTACGCTCAATTAAGACTGCCACAGAGAGATCTGTTGCAGCAGAGAAGGCTGACCCTAAAGACCCTGAAGTAGAGAAACTTAATGCTAGGATTGAGCATTTAAAGACTCTGTCTGAAGAAAGAAAAAAGAATAGAAAATAGCCTACCCAATAACGGATGGCTACTTAATAATATATCCGAAAGGACTATTACAAGGAGAATTTATGTCTGAGAACAACTCTGGCGATCAGCCAATTATTAACGATGCAATTACAGTAGATGACACAGGCTTTAACAGTGCTGTGGAAAGCGACCTTCAAGGTGAAGGTGGAGAAGCTCCTATTGCTGAAACAAAAGCAGAACTCAAGGAACAAATTGAGGAAGCTATTGAAGAAGGTGCTAGTGAGAAAGAAATTAAGCAGATGATTGAAGAATTTGAGCTTAAAGTTAATGGTAAAACAATCAAGAAAAAAATTGACTTAAATGACAAAGAAGCAATCAAGAGAGAGCTTCAGTTGGCAGCAGTAAGTCAAATGTCTATGCAACAAAAACGCGAGCTTGAGAAAGGATTGGAAGAAGAAGTCAAGAGGCTTATGAAAGACCCTTATTCAGTATTGAAGGAAATGGGATTAAATCCTTCAGAACTTGCAGAAAAATGGTTAACTGATGAAGTTAACGAAATGAAGAAAAGTCCTGAGCAAGTGGAAAGAGAAAGACTTGAGAGAGAACTCAATGA